AGAAGATACTAGAATTTCTCCTCGCATAGAGGTATGATTCTGACAGACATAATAATATGTGCCAGGTGCTACTCCACTAGTATCCCACGAGACAGTTCCAACTTGCGCTCCATTATTTGTTAAAGTCCCAGTAGTAACATTATTACTAGTTCCTGTGGTATTGACTGTTTTTATTCTAAATGGATGTCCAGATGCATTTACATCGAATATTAAAATGTCTCCCACTACCACATTGAGAGTTGGATTACTCCCGATAGCATCACCGGTAAAAACATAGTTGCCAGATCCATTATTTGTTACACCATAAGTTTTTGTAGCGCCAGCACTTACAGTTCCGATTAATTTTGTTTTTGGGTGAACAGAGAATGCTCCGTAGGTTGATCCATCAACTCTTGTATCTCTATTATATCCAGCATCAATACTTAAAGTGTAATAAGTTTGTCCTAAACCAGAGACAGTTTTTACAACGTTCCCTATTGGTGCATATGCTTTTGTAAATAAATTATCGTATTGATTTTGTCTTAACGTATTATTTTCGAGTTTTAGTGGATCCCCTTCTATTGCCTCTACAACTAGATTTTTTACAACTTGATAATTTGCGGATGAGGGAGTAAAAAGATAATCACTGGGTCTAACAACCTTTACATCTTCGTTATACAGTGATTTAAATAAAATTTCAAAAGATCTATCAGTTCCTCTAGTTGAGTAAAAATCTTTAGACTGTTTTATAAAAAGATTTTGATTAAGTTGACTTGTTAATGTTCTATTCTCTAATCCTGGTAAAAATTGTTTTTTTAATTTAATCAAAAATTCTTTTAAAAATAAAACACTTAGATTTTTTATCTCATCTCCTTTTTTAACCAAATTATTGTTTGAACTATACTCACTACCCTGGTGTTCTGCAGAATCTGAAGATGAAAACGTTAATTCCTCTGGTTTGGTATTAGTAACATAAGTTGTTATACCACTAAAACCTCTAATACATCCAGTAAAACTACTGGTTGTAATTCCAGTGTATGTAATGATTTCATCATTAATCTTTAAAAGTCCATATGAACTTGGAAATCCTTTAGTTCCGCTTGGAGATTGACGTAGATCAACATTGATTGTTGTAGATCCAAATTCTAGATCATTTGATAATATTACACTATCTGATAAATTCGTTGTTTCATTTAATTTAACATACTGATCAATATTATTGATAAGATCAATTGGAGCTCCCTGAAATTCTTGAGAGATGTAGTATTGTTTTAAAAATTCTGATATTAAAGGGAATTCCTCCCTAACATAAGAGGGAAGTTGATTTTGAACTACATTGCTAAATTGAATTCTTTTCTCTGACATTTTATTATTTTATTCTTGATTAGTAACCAAATGAACCAGATGAACCAGATGAACCAGATGAACCAGATGAACCAGATGATGATGTTGGTGCCGAGTAAGTTCCAGCGGCCACAGATGGAGTTGATGTGGTTGATACGGTTGATGTAGTTGATGTTGTTGGAGTTCCAGTTCCACCAGTTACGATTGTGGATGGTTCTACTAATCCCCCAGGACGAACAAGAAGCCCGTTTGCATAACTTGAAGATGATATGTAAGTAGATGCTGATGGATCTAGTCCAGATGAAATGTTGTCTACAACCATATCAAAAATACTATTACTAATATCTAGTTGTAAATATAAATCCTGTAATCCTACAACGTCATTAGAAAGCGGAGAGGTTGAAATTTCTATGATTGTTTGTCCATCTTTTATTTTTCCTGCTTGAATGTTAACTGGATTTAAAGTTATAATTCCTTTTTTATAGTCAATTTTTCCAACATTTCTTCTTATGACTGTTGGACTTGTAGAATTTGGTGATGGAACTGCAAAAAAGAAGAGAGATCCAGTCAGTCTATTCGTATCTGGTAAATCAGATAGATAAACATTTTGTTGAATCCCTGCGATTCTAAAAGCACTTGATTTGATATTATAACCACTCATATTCTTAATGTGAAATTCATTTCCAAATCCAATTTGATATTCTGCAAAAGTATTTAATGTTACTCTTATATCTCTTCTCATTTGAATTGTGGTGATATTCGAAGTCACAGATTCATGACTACTGTCAATAATTTTTAAAAACTTACTATATTTAAATCTAGCACCGTATTTGTTTAGTTCTGATGACTCTGAATATTGAGATGCATTATTTTGAACAACTGTGGAAATATACTCTGAAGAAGAAGCTAAATTGGTATTATAATAAACTTTTGAATTAACTTCCAAATAAAGATATTTTAAATCAAGAATTTCTGGCACAATTCCTGCAACTGCATATTTTTTGAGTTTAAGTTTAATATTGTCTTTAATCAAATTTGGAATAAAATCTCCAGTTCTTGGTTTGATGCTAATAAACACTTTTCCATATTGTGGAGGTATAAGTTCTTCCCCACCAAAAACAGAAATTGATTCTGTTTCTTGATAAATTTTTGCTGGTATAAGAGTTTCGTAGTCGTCTGCGGTTAAAACTCTGTTTTGAGATGCGTATATACGAGGCGCAAACTTTTTAATCGAATCAACAGACTCGATCTGTTCTCCGCCTGATGCGATTAGACCGGTCGTGAGTAGAGAAATACCAGAAGTAACTGTATATTCAATAGAATTTCTAGTATAGGTGAGTCTACCCGCAAATGTAAATTGACTTATTCCATTTGCACTATCTCCATTCGTCACGATGTAGTTTGCAGTGATATAGTTTCCTTCTTCTAATTTTTTTCCAAATATACCATCACCAAATAGCAATTCATATCTTTCATTCTCAATCTCTTGAAGATAATAAACATTAGAATTTGATTTTACTTCAAATAAACTATCTTGTAAAACATAATTAACTTGAGATGTTGAGGTTTCGTTTGATTTTACATTAACTGAAATTAAATCGGTATCGATACCAGCGTTTGGGAGTAGGAATCTTTGATTTGGATTTCTTGCACTGTAAGTAAAGTTTGATGTTAATAAATTTCCCTCATAAATTTTAAGATTATCAAAGGATACAATTCCATTAATAACAGGGGCAGTAACATCTTCTAGAATTGAAAAAACAAAGGATTGATTTCCAAAAGCTCCAGATGTTGTGGCGACTGGACCTTTTTTAAGAGTGATTGTAGATGGTGGAGGTGTAATATTTGTAGTATCGATAAAGAAACTGACGGATGCTCTCGCTGCTTTTTTTGACTTAGGAACATAACCAATATTTCTTGCAAGCGCAACAACATTTTCTCGAAGTGTAGCACTATCAATAAACACTTCATTTGCAACCATATTTGCATTATATGAGGTGATATAAGTGTTGTATGCCAAAACATCAAGAATCGTGGAGAGATTAGACCCCTCAAAGTCGTAATCAGTGAAATTAGAGTTAGATTTTAAGTAATCTCTAAGTGTTGTCTTAATCTGATTAAAATCCAGATTAGCAAAATTGACTAATGGCATTTTTACCTAGTTGGTTGCAAAACAAATTGTAGTTGTTGCGCTGGAATATCTGCTCCGATAATTTCATAAATGATAGTCAAGTCAAAAGAGTTATTGTCAAAATCGGGAAAAGCCTGGACATCTAATAAATTGACTCTTGGTTCAAAATTTCGAATGGATTGTCTAACTTCATCAACAATAATAGACGATGTAATATCATCAATATTTTCAAAGAGAGACCTACTAATGTTTGAACCAAAAGATTCATCAAAAAACTTTTCTCCGGGGATGGTAAAGACAATATTTCTCACCGAACGAGCAATTGCACTCTCATTTTTGAGTGCAATCAAGTCACTATTCAGAGGGTTGATCTGAAAAGTCATACTAATGTCTTTAAACCCTTGACTAACCCTTTCTAGAGGCATCGAATACTATAATTCTACCTTATTTATTAAGGATTTTTGGATTCATAAAGAGGTTCAGTTCCATATTCCCAGTCATCATAGTCCTTATCATTGCGAATTTTTTCATGAATTTCATTTTGATGATAAAAATCGTGTTTTTTGGGTGTCAAATCATCATTTGCGATCTCACGAAGCATTTTTGGCTTCTGAATTTTGGTCTCCCAACCATATTCACCTGACAAATATTGAGTTCCCCACTCATTTTTCATAAAATTTTCATCTTTATCGACTTGTTTGGTCATTTTGTGCTCCTGATTCGTTGAAATCAGAACTTTTTACGGGGTTGCTATCCCGTTCTTGTGCTGTTTTCCAAAAATATTCATCTTCATTGCCCATTGCAAGTCGTTCATAACTGTTTTCAACCTGGTAATAACGAGTGGAGACCTTAAAATCAGGTGTTTTTGGTTCTTTAGGCGTCAAGCTGTTGTCATAGATGCGAATTCTGTTGTTAGGATAAAGTGCAAATTGTCCGTTTTGCAGTTCAATCAGATTATGTGACTTATGTTCTGCTGGATTTTCGCTTGTTGCATAGTCAATCACATCTGGATCTTGATGATAGTTGTCTAGAGTGCAGATATATGTACCTTTTTGAGGTCCAAAGTCGCGGGTATAACACTCATAATCCATAGATCCGATAAATTGTTTCTGAACTGCGACCACTCCATAGTCCATACAATTCCAGAATTGTAGATTAGGTAGGTTCAGATCAGGATCAGGTGTTTCAGGACGTGCTACAAAGGCACTGATAGGCAGCTTATCATACATTGCAGCATACTCTGGTAAGTATGTCTCAAAATAAAAAGCACGTCCAGGTATCGACTTAGCAGATACCCAGACGCCTTTTACAAACTCACTCCAACCACTTTGATGATCGGTCAGATACTCTTTACGAACCCAAACTTCTTGTGAGGGTAGATTTGCAATTAAGCAAGACATATGTTAAGTTTTATCTTTTAACTATTTACCCTGTCCACGATACTTTTTTTTACGTCCATTACGAGAAGTTGCCGAGAGAAGAGTCCGAGGAGAACGCCCTTGACGAGTTTTCTTCGGTGCTCTAGGTTCAAATATAACTCTATTCTGTCCTTTAACCATTTAGAATACTCCCATCAAATAATACGAGTCTTTTCGTGTCCTACACGAATACGAGGATCACACCAAATTTCAAAACCTGCTTCTTTAGCATCCAAACAGAATGAAACATCCTCACCACACATATCCTGCACGTTACCAGACTCAAAGACTTGCATCTTCGGAGCAAACCAAGGATATTCTAGATTTTCAAAAACACCTTTTTTGATTAGGACCCAACCAAACCCAGTGTAATCCACTGTGAAAGGCTTTCTACGCTTTTGAATTGAATCAACCGTTTCATGATTCATTACTCCACCATTCTTGCGGAAATCATCTTCCTCTAACCAGTGTGCGACAGAGGTTGTGTGACCATCTTCAGTTGCATACCATCCAGCAGCAATCTCTCTTTCCTCACCATTCTCCGGAAGAGCAAGATCACAAAGTTGCCAGAACTTGCTTGTGTCAAAGACAATATCCGAGTCAATCCAAAGTTGATAATCATATTGCAGTTTTCCATCCCAAGGAATTTGTTTCGGACCACGAAGAACATTCGCACCTAAACACTTACAACGTGCGAAGTTCACCATTGATGAATAATCTTGAGAGATCTGAATACTCATCTGATTCTGTACCATATCAAAGCACAGTTGTACGAAGTTCTTCAGAAAAATAAAAGAACATCCACGACCTGGAAGACAGAACACGATTGTCTTTCCACGCATTCTTTGTTTAATTTCATCAATATCCCACTCTGCTTCTTTTGGTTTTGGAGCGGTTGCTTTTACAGTAAATCCTTTTGCCATAAAGTTAGTTTAACCTTCAACTTCAATTTTAACAGTCTATATATGCTTTTGTCAATGAGACGAATTTATAATTGTTTCTTTATTCATGGTCAGTTCTATGAAACTTAAATCTGTTTCTGTGTATTCAGTTTTCATTATCCCCACCAGTCTATGTATGGTTTTCCATGTTAAAGCAAACTCTTCTTCCCCCAGAGAGTGAAACAAACATTTATCTTTTGCATATATGTGATAAACTTTTTCCATGAAAATTTTATGGGGCAAATTTTTTTCTTGCGTAATGTATATAGAACCTGATTTACCCTCCGGAAAATTTT